ATGGCGCGGCCAACACCGGCGGCGGCGCAGGCGGCGCGGGCGGCGGCTGGTACGAAGAACCGTATCAATCGCGGCCGGGCAAAGCAGGAAGCGGCGGTTCGGGCGTCGTCATCATCCGGGGGACGCAGGACGACTACATCCCCGTGATCTTTAACGGGTCGCCGGTGGAAGCCATTGTGCTCAACGGCGTGAGGCTGACGGGGCTGGTGGTCAACGGCATCCGGCTGTACATGAAGAAAAGGAGGGAAAAGCGATGTTTCGCGTAAGCGGAAACCAGATTTCGATTACGGCGGGCGACACGGCGCTGATGGCGATTTGTCCGGACGAGACAGGATATGTGCCGACGGCGAACGACCGGGCGATTTTCACCGTCAGGGAGCGGCCGAAACGGCGCGCGCTGATTGAAAAGACGATTGCGCCGGAAGCGGACGGGCGGTTTGTCGTCTGCTTTGAAAGCGAGGACACGGCAAGGCTGAAACCGCGCGAATATGTCTGGGATGTGCGGTTGGCGATTCAGGCCACGGTGAACGAAAACGGCGAGGTGACGGACGCGGAGCAGGTCATCACGCCCTGTCCGCCGGGAATCCTATTCGTCATGGCGGCAATCGGCGAGCTGACGAGTTCGGCAAACGGATTCGAGCAGCCGGTCAGCCAGACGCTTCGGGTTCGGTTTGAAAAGCTGATGCAGGGCCCGCGCGGCGAGCCGGGGCGAGACGGTGAGAAAGGAGAGAAGGGAGACCCCGGCGAACGCGGCGAAAAGGGCGAAAAAGGCGACACGGGCGCGCAGGGCGAGAAAGGAGAGAAGGGAGACCCCGGCAGGGATGGAAGCCCCGGCGCGACGGGCGCAACGCCAAGGTTTACCGTCACAGCGGTGACGGGCGAGGCCGGAACGGCGGCGAGCGTTACGCAGAGCGGCACGGCGGAGAACCCGATGGTGGAATTTACGATTCCGCGCGGCGAGAAAGGAGAGAAAGGCGACCCCGGCTCGCACGAAGTCGTGCTGTATACGGCGCAGACGCTTAGCGACGCGCAAAAGGCGCAGGCAAGGGAGAACATCGGCGCGGCGGATAAGGAGACAGTTAATCAGCTAAAGAGCGAGAAAGTAGCGTATTCCGATGCGTTGACGCTCGAAGAGATTGAGGCAAGTACCAACCTATCAAACAAAGTGGCAAGCGCGGAAGCAATGCAAAAAATGCTCAATCAGTCACCATGGCGTGTGTGGCGCTCAACAGCGACACACACGGGCACGGAACTTGCCATCACTCTTAAACCATTAGCGCTTGATACCGGTTTAATAATAGTGTCGTTTAGACAAGTTTCCGGCAATCCCGGCGGAGTGGTACTAATCAATACCGGTTGGCTCCCTAAGCTTATCGGATATAATTTTCACAATGTTAACAATTATGATGCGCCTACAATTAGCCGAAACGAAGATAACAGTATCAAAATATTGCTTAGCAAAAATATAACATCCGTATCAAATGCGAAATTCAATGTCTGTATGGTTTATTCCGATGTTTATGCCGGAGTTTAAGGTGGGATTTACATGATCAAAATCAAAATTAATGGTTCGACAGATATGTTTTTTGCGTCTTTCACCCGCAAAAGTGACCATGTAGTTGAGCTTGGCGGCATTACCGACATGCCAACGTCAGGCTTCACAACATGGCGCATGGATGGCGTAACGCAGCTCGGCGATTTCAGCGCCTATACGACCGTTTACCGCGTACTCGACAACGCGGTGCAGCTCTCTGACGATGGTAGTGTGTACGTCGAGCCGGGAGAGCCAGCGCCGGGAGAGCCGCAACCCACGCAAGAGGAACGCATCAAGGCGCTCGAAGACCAAAACGAAACCCTGCTACAATGCATTCTCGAAATGAGCGAGATTGTATATGCTTAACATTTTTGGATTGCTCGTGATGAGCGGAAAGGACGAAGATATGATGGCTATGTTATGGGCACAGCAGATTATGCTTGGCAAGAAGACCTACGCGCAGGTTCCGCGCCTGCTGAAAGATAAGGTCAAGGAAGTCCTGATCGACAGCGGTTGCGAAGACCTCGTGACGGAGTGACGCAAGGGGGCGAACCCGATGATTCAGGCGGAAGAAGCCATCCGCGCGGCGCGGGGGCTGATCGGGACGGCGTACAGCGAGCTGGACTGCATTAACCTCATTAAAAAGGTCATCCGCACAGCGCCGGGCGGCGACAAGCGCTACACGACGGCAGGCACGAACGAGCTTTGGAACAGCTTTGACAGCGTGCCGAAGTATCGCCATTTGATCTGGAGACAGTCGGGCATTTCCGGCGCGAAGCCGGGGATGCTGGCGTTCATGGGCGTGGGCACGGGCGACGTAAGCCACACCGGGCTGGTGACGGAGCGGGGTACGGTCATCCACTCAAGCAAGAGCCGGGGCGGCGTGGTCGAAACCGCGCTGACGGCAAAGGCGGGGTGGAACGGGCTGGGGGTGCATCGGATGATTGCGGTAGGATATTCAGGAAGAAAGGTGGAAGTGATCGAGATGGAAAAGGCTTTTGGCAACGCGACGGTGAGCGTGACCAGCGGATATCTCAACATCCGCGAGGGCGCAAGCACAAGGTCAAAGATCATCGCAAAGGCCGCGAACGGCGCGCGGGTGAACATCATCCGCGAGGCGGGCGGCACAGGCTGGGTCTTCGGCGAGCTGGCAAGCGGCGAGGCCGGGTACATGTCCGGCGATTATCTGGTCGAGGATACGCCGGAAAAGGAAAGCGTCTACTGGGGAGACGAAAAGGGAGAACCGGGAGAGCTGGGAAAACCGGCCACGACGACCCTGCGCAGGAGCGACGGCGTGTATATCACGCTGAGCGGCGCGTGGGCGCTGGCTGAGGATTGAAAGGAGGATAACCATGAACAACTTGTCGGGAATCTGGGACAAGGTACTGAAGATGACGGCGCTCGCGGGCGGAGCAATCGCGGGCGCAATGGGAGGTTGGGACACGGTGCTGATCGTGCTGTGCTATATGATGGGCATTGATTACGTTACAGGCTGCGTTTGCGGGATGATGGGCAAAAGCCCGAAGACGGACGGCGGGAAGCTGGACAGTAAGACGGGCTGGCACGGGCTGCTGAAAAAGGCGGTTATGCTGGTCGTGGTCTTTATGGCGGCACAGCTTGACCGCGTGATGCCGGAGGGCACGCAGATTTTCCGCGACGCGATGTGCATGTTCTACGTCGCCAACGAGGGACTGAGCATCACGGAGAACCTGGTCATCATCGGCGTTCCGTTCCCCTCTTTTGTCAAGAAGGCGCTCGAACAGATTAAACAGCAGAACGACGAGGGCGCGGGCGAACAGGAGAAATAAAAGTGTGCGGCAAGATCACGTTTACCCCATACACCAAAGAAGAACGGGATGCGCTGATCGAAGCCTGCGGCCTGACGGACAGGCAGAAGGAAGTCTTTGTTACCCGCGCGCAAACGGATAGCCTGATCGCCACCGCGCAGAGACTGCACATCTCGCCGGAGACGGTCAAGCGCGAATCGCGCAGGGTGCAGGATAAGATCAACCGCGTCAGGGCGAGACAGCGACGACAGACAGGATGTTTTGTCGAGGCCAACAAAACATCGAAAAAAAAGATCGGGGAAAAATAAAAAACCTCTTGACAATTCCTGTCACGCGACAATATAATAAATGCGTGACAGGAATTGAAAGGAGGTGCATGGAATGTCACCGGCAGGAAGGCCGAAAGCAGAAAAACCGAAGGAGATCAGATATTCAATCCGTCTCGATGTCGAAACAGAGGAAAAACTCAAGGCATATTGCGAAGAAAACAATATAACAAGGGGAAAGGCTGTTAGACAGGGAATTGAGCTGCTTTTGAGCCAAAATAAGAAATGAGATTCGGCGCGCCTACCAAGCAATCCGAATCTCACCGTCCCACACCTTACAGGTGGTATGAATATTGTACCACATGCCGCCTGTAAGGTCAATTATCGACCCAAAAAGGAGAATATATATGACGGCCGCAGAAATCACCGAAATGATGCAGGAAAAGAAACAGGATATCGTCAAGGTGATGAATCAGTTTCAAAGCCCGAAGTCCATCTGGTATCTTTTTGACGTGGCAGAGATTCTGCTGGACATGGAGAAGGAAAAGAAGAACTAATGCCGCAACGATGCAAGGAGGATCATATGCAGAAGGATATCAAGGGCGCGATGACGCAATATATCGACCGGACGAATCTGGACGAGCACGGATTCAAGCACTACGAGATGGCATACGGCGAGCTGATGTGCCTGCGCGAAATCATGCAGAACAATTTCGTGGAAGCGCTGTCGCTGGCTTTCCGCTACGGCGCAAGCAAGGGCTATCGCTGCGCGATGAAGAACGCAAAGAAGGGCTAAGAAAGGAGCTGAACAGATGAACGAGATTATGACCATTCAGGGAATCCCCTGCTACGAGAAGGACGGAACCGCATACCTGAACCTTGAAACCGTGGCGCGCGGGCTGGGGTTCACGGAAAAGAAGGGCGATGTCGATTATGTCATGTGGCGCAGAGTTGATAAATACCTCGAAGAACTGCATTTCGGCACAAGTGCCGAAAGACCCGAGTACATCCCCGAAAACATCTTCTACCGCCTCGCCATGAAAGCCAAGAACGAAACGGCGGAGCGCTTTCAGGCGATCATCGCGGATGAAGTTGTTCCGGCCATCCGCAAGCACGGCGGCTATCTCACGCCCGCGAAGGTTCAGGAGGTGCTGACAGACCCGGACACGATCATCCGGCTTGCGACACAACTCAAGGAATCGCGGGAAAAGGCGCTGAAGCTGGAAGCCATCAACAGCGACCTGACGGTTCAGAACCAAATCTACAAACCCAAAGCGGAATACTTTGACCAGATCGTAGACCGGAATCTGCTGACGAACTTTCGCGAGACCGCGAAACAACTGGGTATCAAGGAGCGCGTGTTCGTCGGCTTCCTGCTCGATCACAAGTACATCTACCGCGACAAGAAGGGGAAGCTGATGCCCTATGCGGAGAAGAACAACGGTCTCTTCGAACTGAAAGAAGCCGTCAACGAGAAAAGCGGCTGGGGCGGGACGCAGACGCTCATCACGCCGAAGGGGCGCGAGACGTTCCGCCTGCTGATGCAGGGTCTAGCCAGCTAACCCACACCTCCCCCAAAAGGGGAGGCTTTTTTTGTGCCCTGAATTGACCTCTACCTGACCCGCGACAACGCCCGAAACCTGCGACAATGGACGCAGAAAGGAGGTGCGTTTATGGAATATAAGGAATACGCATCTAAGGGAGTAGCTGGTGCTGGTCTGGGTCTGGGTATCGCGGGTACTGCGCTCGGTCTGCTGGGCGGCGGCAGTGCGCTGCTGAACGGATGGAATCCGCGCTATGCGGAGGGCTGTTGCAGCGAGAATCACGTTGTCACGAGGTATGAGGCGGAGCAGGCTGGACGCATTGCGCAGCTTGAGGGCGAGCTCGCCAACAAGAACGCCGAAATCTACACCGACAAGAAGTCGCTGGAGCTGTACCAGTATATCGACGGCCGCCTGCGCGGCATCGAAGGTCAGCTTGCGCAGCAGGCGGTCTACAACGCGACCAACAACGGTCTGATCGGCTGCTTGCAGGGACAGGTCGCGGCGCTTCAGAGCATGACGAAGACGGTCATTCCGGACGGCAACATTTGCCCGCCGCCCATGCCGCGCTATAACTCTTGGACTGCGCCTGCGGCAGGCGCAAGCACGGGAGGCTAAAAACATATGGCGACTGTGAACCAGATCGCCGCGGGTGTGGCGCACTTCTACGATTCGGAGGTGCGCCCATCCATTAGCGGCGCAAAAGCGATTCTGTACGGCGTGGCGGTCGGCATGGCCGCCGCAAAACCCGAGAACCTGATCGGGAAGTACAAGCCGATTCTCAAGACGCTCGGCGTTATGACGGAGGACGAAAACATCGACGTGGCCGCGCTGGGCGCTGAGATCAAAAACCAGATGAGCAAAAACGGCGGGAACATCAGCTTCGGCATCGGTCAGGATGTCTTCCGCTTTAATCAAAGTGATGTAGATCGGCTGATGGACTACATCAACCGCGCATAAGGAGGGCACCATGATTAAACATTTGCTTGCCGTATTGATGGACGGCATCACCGACACACAGATGCTGCTTGACTACGCGGACGCTTGCGACGGTCAGCCGGGGCGCGAACGCTGGTTCAAAGAGCATGCGGAAAAGCGGCTCGAAATGCTGCGGCGCGACCGGGACGACGTGTTCGGCGAACTCGAAATTGAGCGCAAGGCCAAGGATGGGGACGAGATCGCGGCGGCGCTGATGTGTCATATTGACATGTCCATCGAGCGCCTGAATGACGAGGTGCGCAAAGCATAATTCCGTGTCATAATCCGAGGCATAATTTCACTAAAAACAATGATAATTCACTTAAATTTGCTTTAATAAGTTATCAAAATTTTAAGTGAATTTTCCCTTGTAATATAAGGAAAAATTAAAGGATTCTAGCTATTGCTGGAATCCTTGTTTTGGTGCGGATAGCGGGTATTTCTCCCCGCAGCGGCGGGCTTTCGCGAACCGCATAATGCGCCATGAGAATCCCTCCGTTTTTTCGGCTTTGCGGCGGCGAACCCGCCTGATGGCAGATTATGCCGGGGCGGGGCGATGTGTCCGCGCTGCCGCAAGATGATTTTGCCCGCCGCCGCGCGCGTCATCCGTTTTGAAAAAACGAGACGGACGCGGCATTTTCATTTTATGCTGGAAACGCGGCGGCCTAAACGGCATGCGGCATAAAAAACGACGGCACAGAAAGTACCAGCGGCAAAAGCTGCCGCAAAAACCAAAGAAAAAAGGCATAAACACCGAAAAAACGAAACGATTTGGCCGAAATGCTTTTCTTAATTGCAATTTCGGGTCGAATGGTGTATTGTAATACGGTATGCATCCCTCCCGGCGCCGATGGGAGCGCGGGAGAAATACGGCCCAAGGAGAGCACGCATGAGCGAATATCTGGATATTCCGTCGCTTTACGGCAGCAGCGTTTTTTCCGATAAGGAGATGCGCGCGCGCCTGCCCAGAGAGATTTACAAACGGCTTGCCGCCAGCATAGCGACCGGCGAGGAGCTTGACCCCGCCGTGGCGGACGCGACCGCCAGCGCCATGAAAGCGTGGGCGATTGAGCAGGGCGCTACGCATTACACCCACTGGTTCCAGCCGCTGACCGGCACCACCGCCGAAAAGCACGATTCCTTCATCAGCCCGCAGAAGGACGGCAGCGTCATCATGGAGCTGCGCGGCAAGGAATTGATTCGCGGCGAGCCGGACGCTTCCTCCTTCCCCTCCGGCGGCATCCGCGCCACGTTCGAGGCGCGCGGCTACACCGTCTGGGATATCACCAGCCCCGCGTTTCTCTACGACAATGGCGATACCAAAACGCTGTGCATCCCCACGGCGTTCTGCGGTTACAACGGCGAGGCGCTCGACCAGAAAACGCCGCTGCTGCGCTCGATGGAGGCCGTCAGCCGTCAGGCCGTGCGCATCTGCCGCCTCTTCGGCGATAACCTGACCCAGCGCGTGACCACATCCGTCGGCCCGGAGCAGGAATATTTCATCGTCGATCGCGAAACCTATCTGAAGCGCAAGGATCTCATCTTCACCGGGCGGACGCTTTTCGGCGCGATGCCGCCCAAGGGGCAGGAGATGGAAGATCACTACTTCGGCGCGATCAAGGAACGTGTGAGCAACTACATGAAGGATCTGGATATCGAGCTGTGGAAGCTCGGCATCCCGGCCAAGACGGAGCACAACGAGGCCGCGCCCGCGCAGCATGAGCTTGCGCCCATCTACAACACCACCAACGTGGCGACGGATGAAAACATGCTCGTGATGAACGTCATGAAAAAGGTTGCCCTGCGCCACGGGTTGGTATGCCTGCTGCATGAAAAACCCTTTGCGGGGGTCAACGGCAGCGGCAAGCACAACAACTGGTCGCTGACGACGGACACCGGCCACAACCTGCTCGAACCGGGGCGCGATCCGCAGAAAAACTGGATGTTCCTGCTCGTGCTCGCCGCGATGATGAAGGCGGTGGATGAGCACGCCGGGCTTCTGCGCATGAGCGCCGCCAACCCCGGCAACGACCATCGCCTCGGCGCGAACGAAGCGCCGCCCGCGATCATATCCATGTTTCTGGGCGACCAGCTCACCGCCGTGGTGGATCACATCATCCGCGGCAGCGAGGAAACCGTGCCCTCCGCATCCATCATGCGCGTGGGCGTTTCGACCCTGCCGTTCATCCGCCGCGACGCGACCGACCGCAACCGCACCTCGCCCTTCGCTTTCACGGGCAACAAGTTTGAATTCCGCATGGTGCCGTCCTCCGGCTGCATCGCCGATGCAAACACCGTGCTCAACACCATCGCAGCCGAGGCCTTCGGCGCGTTTGCCGACGAGCTGGAAAAGGCGGAGGATTTTGAAGCCGCGCTGCACGCGCTCATCCGCCGCGAAATGACCGCGCACCAGCGCATCATCTTCAACGGCAACGGATATACCGACGAATGGGTGGCGGAGGCGACGCGCCGCGGCCTGCCGAACCTGCGGAGCATGGTGGACGCCGTGCCGGAGCTGGTGAAGCCCGCTTCCGTCGCGCTGTTCGCGCATCAGGGCGTGTTCACCGAAAAGGAGCTGCGCGCCCGCGCGGACGTTTCCTACGAGCTGTACGCCAAGACGATCAACATCGAGGCACTGACGATGATCGACATGGCGGGGAAGGATATCGTGCCCGCCGTCGTACGCTACACCGGCGAGCTGGCGCGCGCCGCGCGCGAGGTGGAATCGCTCGGCGTGGACGCTTCCGTGCAGAAGGAGCTGCTCACCCGCGTCAACGTGCTTCTGCGTCAGGCCGGCGACGCGCTGGCCGATCTTCGCGCCAAGCAGGAGAAGGCCGCCGCGCTCACCGGGGCGGAACAGGCGCGCTATGCGCACGACGTGATCTGCCCGGCGATGGAGGTGCTCCGCGCCCCGGTCGATCATCTGGAAATGATCGTGGACGGCAGGCTCTGGCCGATGCCGACCTATGGGGATTTGCTGTTTAACGTGTAAGGAGGAAAAACCATGTGCGGAATTGTCGGCTATGTCGGCGTCAAGCAGGCTGCCCCGATTTTGCTTTCCGCCAGAAACCTGAGGTTTCTGGACTTCCCACCCAAATCTGTTTTTCGCCCGAGATTTTCGAAGGGCGACGGGGGAAACGCCCTGTGTAAGGAGGAAAAACCATGTGCGGAATTGTCGGCTATGTCGGCGTCAAGCAGGCTGCCCCGATTTTGCTTTCCGGGCTGTCAAAGCTCGAATACCGCGGCTATGACTCGGCCGGTCTGGCCGTGCGCGACGAGGCCAACGAACATATCGAGGTCGTCAAGGCCAAGGGCCGCCTCAAAAACCTGATGGAGATGACCGATTCCGGCAACGCCGTGCACGGTCTCTGCGGCATCGGCCACACCCGCTGGGCGACCCACGGCGAGCCGAGCACCGTCAACGCGCATCCGCAGTATACCCGCGAAAAGCGCGTGGTGATCGTGCACAACGGCATCATCGAAAACTATCAGGAGATCAAGGAATCCCTGCTCAAAAAGGGCTACACGTTCGCCTCGCAGACGGATACCGAGGTCGCCGCCGCGCTGCTGGACAGCTATTATGCCGAGGCGGCCAAGCGGGAGAGCGATCCCCGCGCCCGCGCGCTCGACGCGATTCGCAACATGATGATCCGCGTGCGCGGCAGCTACGCGCTGGGGATCCTCTTCGGCGACCAGCCCGGCGTGATTTACGCCGCCCGCAAGGACAGCCCGCTGATCCTTGGGCGCTGCGACGGCGAGTATCAGGGGCACATGATCGCCTCCGACGTGCCCGCCGTGCTGAATTACACGCGCAGCGTCGTCTACATCGACAATCAGGAAATCGCCTGCCTCACCCGCGATGAGCTGCACGTCTATAACATCGACTGCGAGGAAATCGAAAAGCCGTTTGTGGAGATCAAGTGGGATGCCGCCGCCGCCGAAAAGGACGGCTACGAGCATTTTATGATGAAGGAGATCCACGAGCAGCCGCGCGCCGTGCGCGACACGCTCTCCCCGCGCATCAAGGAAAACGAGAGCGGCGAACGGTATATCGACCTGAGCGAAACCGGGCTGACGGACGAGGATTTCGCCTCCGTCTCCCACGTGTATCTCATCGGCTGCGGCTCGGCGTACCACGTCGGCATGGCGGCGCGCTACGTCCTTGAAAAGGCGGCGCGCGTCCCCTGCGAGGTCGATCTGGCGAGCGAATTTCGCTACCGCGACCCGATTCTGGAGGAAAGCGGGCTGGTCATCATCATCAGCCAGAGCGGCGAAACGGCCGACAGCCTGGCCGCGCTGCGCCTGTGCAAGGAGCGCGGCGTGCGGACGCTGGCGGTGGTCAACGTCGTCGGTTCCTCCATCGCGCGCGAGGCGGACAGCGTGATCTACACCTGGGCGGGGCCGGAAATCGCCGTCGCGACGACCAAGGCGTATTCCACCCAGCTCGCGGCGCTGTATCTGATCGCCGTCCATATGGCCGAAGTGCGCGGGCAGATCACCCCGGCGCGCCGCGAGGCGCTGATTGACGCGATGCTCGCCCTGCCGGATCAGATTGAGCGCGTGCTTTCCGACAAGGAGCGCGTGCAGTGGTACGCCAACAAGATGGCCGCCTGCAAGGATGTGTTCTTCATCGGCCGCGGGCTGGATTACGCCATCAGCATGGAGGGAAGCCTCAAGCTGAAGGAAATCAGCTACATCCATTCGGAGGCCTATGCCGCCGGTGAATTGAAGCATGGCACGATCAGCCTGATTGAGGACGGGGTGCTCGTCGTCGCCGTCGCGACCCAGCCGGAGCTGTTTGAAAAAGAGGTTTCCAACATGGTGGAGGTGCGCAGCCGCGGCGCAAGCCTGTTCGGCCTGACGACCTACGGCCAATACGCCATCGAGGATACCGTGAATTTCACGGTCTATGTGCCGCGAACCGATCCGCTGCTGACCACCTCGCTGGCCGTCGTGCCGCTCCAGCTTCTGGCTTATTACATCAGCTGCGCCAAGGGGCTCGACGTGGATAAGCCGCGTAACCTCGCTAAGAGCGTCACGGTGGAATAAGCGCTTTTCCAAGTTCAAAAATAAAGGCCGCTCGGTTCTGTGCCGAACGGTCTTTGTTATCGTTACGAAAGGTTTACTCGGCCAACTGCTGTCGGCCAATATGCACGACCAGCACGCCGTCGATCATCTGGATGCTCCCCTCCGCAGGGAAAACGGGCATGGCGCGCACATCGGCGCGGTTTGCGAACCGAGCGCGTTCTTCTTCGTCCGGCAAAGCGACGCGATAACCGAGCACCTGATTGAAATAAGGCGCATAGGTGCTTTCATAAGTCAGGGCATAGGTGGTATGGGTAAAGGATGATTCAAAACCGGGGCGCTTAAACAACAGCGGCGAATTGTATAAGTTGCCGGCGAATACAACGGACGTTTCACCGGCAACATAGCCGTCTGTCAACTCGACCCGATTGAGCACGCGGGTCACAAGTGAAAGGGTCGAACGAAATTCCAATTCACGCAGCGTGTAGAGCTGAGAGGAAAAGACAAGGCTGCATCCGTAAATGATGACAAAGGAAAACGAAACGGCGTAACGCAGGCATAACCTTGCTCCGCCATACTCCAGCAGCATCAGTGGAAGCGCCGCCATCAGAAAGAAGGCATAGAAAGTCAGCGCATATGTGATCCCTTTTGAAATGAAATAAACAGCGTTCAGCCCAAGCGGGAGCAGCAGCGTAAACGCCAGAAGAAAAAGAAGGCGGGGTATATCCATGCATCTGCGCTGCGCAGTTTGGACGAGTTCAAAAAAGCTGACGGCCAGGAGAAACAAATAGAGCGTGCTGACCACATGAGGCAGATGGCTTTCCGGCCGGAACAAATACTGAAACGGATATAGATAGGTTTCGCCCAACAGGCGCAGCATACTGCCCAAATCGTCGTATTTTCCGACGGAGGCCAAACCGTTGTAGGCGGATTGCGCCTGTATGCCGGTCAGACGCAGAGAAAGGGAATAGACGGCTGCATAGAGCAAAAGCGCGGTCAACAGGACGAAAAGTGCTTTCAAACCGAAAAGGATGACGTCGCGAAGGGGCTGCTTTTCAAGCGTCATCCGAATCAAAACAAGCAAAAACAGGACGATGGCGGTTTCAAGATAACTTTGATACAGCCCAAGCCCCGCAAACAGAATCGGCGCCCCGCCTAAAAAACCAAAACGATATTTCGCAGTGACATAGACGCAGAGCGCACAGCACAGGAAGGACAGCATGTAAACGTCCGTCCACGAAATATAAGAAGAATTGGCGATGGCGAAGGTGGCGTTGCCGGTCAATGCCATACAGAGCATCAGCAAGGAAGAACGGCGGGTAAGGCCGAGCAGCGAACAAACGACGCATGTGGCGCAGGCCAGAAAGAAATACGACAGAAACCCGATGACCGATGGAACGGGGATATCGCCGCGGATGCGCCAATAGATCGGCTGCATGAAACGGCCGAGCGAGATTTGCCAATCGGTGTTTTCGGTTTGCGAGATCAGGAGCGAATCATCTGAAAAATTCGGCGCAAGAAACCGAAATCCGTGCGCGAGAAAAAAGAAGACGGCGGTATAAACCAGTACGCGACGCACATTGGAGCGGGAAAATGAAAAAGACATGATGACGTCCTCACAGCTAAACAAAATGGTATGATATCTCCTATTAGTATATCACATCATGCACATTATGCAAATCGTTTTGTGGACTGGACGGGCGGAGGATGCGGCAAAGTTTTTCATTTTCCCTTGACGCGCCCCCCTTCAAGTGTTACAGTGGAAACAGGCGATGATAAATCGTATTCATTCCATCTTTGGCAGGAGGGACAGCGATGACGCTGCTTGAATATCGCATCTTTCACACGGTCACCCAGCAGGGCAGTTTTGCGCGCGCCGCGCAGATTCTGCACCTGACGCCCAGCGCCATCAGCCACGCCGTCAGCTCCATGGAGGAATCCTGCGGCTTTTCGCTCTTTGTCCGCGGCAAGGGCGGCGTTTCGCTCACCCGCAGCGGCGAGGCGCTCTATCCCGTGATTCGGCAGGTGCTTTCCGCCGACGAGGCGCTGACGCAGACGGTCGGCGAATTGAAGGGTGTTCAGCGCGGCAAGGTGCGCGTCGGCGCGTTCAACAGCGTGTGCGTGGCGTGGCTGCCGCAGCTCGTGGCGGAATACCGCGCGAAATACCCCGGCGTGGAAATCGAAATTGATCAGGGCACCTATGACGACGTGATCGAGTGGATCAAGACCGGCGTGGTGGATCTGGGCTTCCTCTCCACGGAATCCACGCGCGATCTGGCGGTGCGGCCGCTGTATCGCGACCGGCTGATGTGCGTAGCTCCGCGCGGATTTAAGACGAGAACGCCGGGCGTGATCGTCCCTGAGGAGATGCGCGCGGAGACGTTCGTTGTGCAGGGCGACGCGACCGACGCGGATGTGCAGGCGTTTTTGGCGAAATACCGCATCACGGTGCGGGCAACCTGCCGCGTGGTGGACGATCTTTCCACCATCGCGATGGTGGAGAGCGGGTTCGGCATCTGCATCATGCCGAGCCTGACGCTCGAACGTGTGCACGGCGACGTGGAGACCTACGCGATTGAACCGATGGAATACCGCGAGTTTGGCATTGCAGTGCTCAATCCGCAGATGATGGCTCCGGCCGTGCGGCAGATGGCGATGTTCATTGAGTCCTTCGCGCGGCAGAAGCGGCGCGAAGCGCTGGCGACGAACGCGGGCTTTGACCCGGAAAACACGTTCTGACGCGGCGCGTCGGCATTGAAACGGAATTGGAGACGTTGAAATCAACGAACCGCTCTTCTCCGCGCGGGGAGGGCGGCCTTTTTTCGCGCAAAAACGCCCGCGCAAGCGGGACATGGACGCTTTGCAGACTTCGGCGAAGGCGGGGGTCAACCCGCCTGATTGTGACAAAATTGTGAATCGCCCATGAAGCCGAAAAGACAATTTGACGAAACGATTGCCTTTTGGCCGCGCGTCGCGTATAATGAAGAACATGGTTTTGATGCCGTAACAAACCGGCGTAACGCCGGATGCATCGCCGAGAAAGAATGTAAATCCCGCGGTTTCGCGCCCGCTGCGAAACGGATGCGGAAGGATTTGCATAACAAAATGGAGGGAAAACCTGATGAAGAAGAGTTTGCTGGCTCTGATGCTGGCCATTGCGCTGGTTTCTCTGACTGCGTGCGGCTCGAAGGTGAAAGAGCCGGAAGCGACGGCGACGCCGGTTGTGACCGAAGCGCCGACGGCCGAACCGACGGAAGCGCCGACGGCTGTGCCGACCGAAGCGCCGACGGCCGAACCGACCGAAGCGCCGACGGCTGTGCCGACCGAAGCGCCGA